TAGAAGACTTATTTCCAGACCTCCTACGAAATGGATTTCTCCAGACACTCCAAAATGGGGAATATATGGTGGAATTATGCAGGGAGATAACAATGCTGAAACCGGATATATTTTTAATTTTTATGAAAACGGACCAGACGCATTCGATGGATTCAATGAATTCAGATATACCCCGCCATTAGACGATATTCCTGATGGGTATGGAGCCGATCCATACGATATTTATGATTGGGAATATTATTGGGATGAAGAACAGTGGATGGTATATGTAAATAGAATTGAAACCTCATTTGGTTTTAATATTATGGCATATCATATATATCCATACCCTGGATCAGAAAATGAAAATTACCTGATAGATTTGGATTATTTAAAACCGAGTACTTGGATATAATAATTTCAATTTTTGGGATTTTTCCCGCTCCCTAAAATTAAAAATGAAAAGGAAAAAATAATGACGAAAGAAAATATCATAAATATGAAAAAAACGAATCCCAAAATGAGCTATTCAAAAATCGCAGAAAATTTAAAAATTTCAAAATCTTATGTTGGAAAAGTTTTAAAAAAAAATAAAGATTGGGATATAACAGAACTATTTATTTCGGATATACATATTCCATACCATAACCAACAATCCATCGAAACAGTGTACAGATATACAGAAAAATTAAAACCAAATATTATTTTTTTAGGTGGAGATATTATAGATTTTCATACTATTAGTTTTTGGAATAAAAATCCAACCGCCTTTTCGGTCGTAGAAGAAATAAAACAAACAAAACTTTTCTTAAAGGAATTGAGACATAGGTATCCAACACAAAAAATTTATTATTTGGAGGGAAACCACGAAATGCGTTTGAAATGTTATATTTCAACGCGGGCATATGAATTATTTGGATTGGAACAATTGGAACTTCCACAATTATTAGATTTTCAAGAATATAATATAAAATACATTCCAAGCATAGATTATATTCAAAATAATGGAATGCCATTTAAAATAGGGAATTTATATCATCTTCATGGACATGAAATTCGAATGAGTTTTAGAGCAGTTTCTTTGGCAAGAAATGCATATTTGAATTTATTAGATAATTGTATATTGAGTCATTTTCATCGTTCGGACGAATGGATGCAAAAAACAATAAATAACAAAATTCAATTTTGTTATGTGATGGGATGTTTATGTAATTTAGAAGCAGAATATATGCCAATAAATAATTGGAATCATGGTTTTGGAATCATTCGATATAATAGATATGGAAATTTTCTAGTGGAGAATAAAAAAATAATAAACAACCTCGTAATTTAATTTTTAAAGGAAAAATAAAATGGATATACTTCAGGAATATTTAAATTTTTTAAACGAGGGGAAGAAAACAACTCTAACAAAAGTCACTAGGCAGGCAAAAATAAAAAGAGCAATTGGATCTCTTTCCTCCCAAGAAGCCAAAAAAAATAAAGATCCATTATATAAAAAGATGATATTTCACCGAGATATGTATAAAAAATTAAAATTACAAATAAGAAAAAAATATCAGAGTCGGGTGAGATCAAGAGCATTTAAATAAATTTTTTAGTCAAAAAAAGAACAAATATTAAAAATTTTAGAAAACGCGGGGATAGTTTAAGGGTCAGAATATCAATCTTCCAGATTGAAGATAGTGGTTCAAATCCACTTTCCCGCTCCATCTATATATCGGAGATTAAAAGGAAAATCAAATGCCTACAAAAATAATAAAAATCGAAGATCATTATGGAAAAGAGTGTTTAAGAGATTCATTTACCATGAAAAATAGAAAAGACAACGGACGACCTGCAGGATTTGTCGAGATATATGAAACTAATAATGAAACAGAAATTAAAAAATTATTAGGAAAACATAATTTAGTGGTATATCAAGGAAGAGAACAAATCGGACAAAGATTACTTGGAATAAAGAATCCAAATATTCCACAAGAAGTAAATGAATTTGTTTGTTGGTTTGGGCTTGGTTCTGGAGGAGTTACAGAATCAAATCCATTTGATCCAATATCTCCTACAAATCAAGATTTAGATTTGAATGAACCCGTAATGATAAATGAAACCGATCCATTATGCGGAGATTTTCAAGTAGATGGATATTATAAACATCCATTTGATTCTGTCGAAACAGAACAAGATCACGAAAACGATGAAAAATATTTAATATGGAAAATAATTGTGACCGTAGATGTTGATGATGCAAATGATAATATAATCAGTGAAGCAGGACTTTATACCGCATCGAATTCTTCTGGTGGTTATGATGGAAATTTTCATTTGTATGCCAGAGTGACATTTCCTGCACTTGTCAAAACATCTTTGAGATCGTTTATATTTGTTTGGTATTTATTTTTTTAAAAAACACACAAAAAAAAATTCCCATATGATTATAATTTAATCAATCATATGGGAATTTTTTTTTATTTTTTGCATTCGTCCCCCCCGCCGGTCACGAGGCACACACATACGTCTTTGCAAACACACATACGTACATACATACCAACGGACGGACAAACATACATATTTGAAGGGGAGAGTGGCCACCCCTCTTTTTTTAACAGATCAGCTTCCACCCAATGGAGGAGACTGTCTTGATCAGCCTCACCCCTCCCTTGCCGTCAGGGACCTCTTTCGAGATCCTCTGATCGTTGTGAAAAGCCCATACTACAGGCTTTTCCTCGTCCCTGGCGTTGGCCAACTTGGCCATTAGCGCGGGAATAGGGGAAGCGACCGCTAGATGGCAGCATCCCTCTTGTCGAAGGGACACTGTCAAATTACTAATTTCCTCCAAATTCCACCCATCAGTGGGGACCGGCAAAATGCCCCAGCCCCCACACCCGAAGTTGCTGTCAAGCAAATCAAACTGTTCAGGGAACAACCCGTGATTCTCATTGAGAACTACCATCGCCTTCTTCATTTTCTACTCCTTCTCCTCTGGGTCGTCTTCACATACTTGCCATATTATCCAGACCGACGCACAGATTAATGCCGATACTGAAAAGGCAAAACACAGATACCCCAACAAAAACATTATCATATCCATGATTCCTCCTTTTTATAATAAAATTATACATATTATACATAAATCCCTTTTTCCTATAAATTTATATATTTAAGAACAATCATTTTTACATAAATAAAATTCTCAAAAAATAGAACAAACTATAAAAAAGAAAAGCAATTTTTCTGCTCATTGAAAGGAAAAATTAATTTTTTAGAGAAGCCAAATGTTTTGATGTTAGAGCAAATGAAAAAATAATTTTTTATAAATTAAGGAGTTTCTAAAAGTGGCTAATATATCACCTGGTGTGTATAGCAAAATTGTAGATTTAAGTACTTATGTTTCCGAAGTCCCTTCTTCGATTGGGTTATTTTGTTGTCTTACAAAAAGAGGAGAGGACAACAAAATTAAATTTATTGGTTCTCGTGCGGAGTTGATAAGTGAAATCGGGCAACCAAATATTAATGATTATGGAAAAGATTTTTCACAGGGTCCTTATTTTGCATATAATTTCTTAGGAGAGTCTGGAAGTATCTATTTCATGAGATGTCTACCTGAAGATGCACAATACGCAAATATAATGCTCTCAATTCTTTTTGAGTCTGAAGATACAACTGCTTCTATTTCTGTTTCTCATATAGATTCTCTTAATTCAAAGAGAGAAATTATAACCGCATTGGAAGATTCGACCTCTGATGTTCCTCTCTGTATTTTTTATCCTATTGGAAGAGGAGAGGATTATAATAAAGTTTCTATTAGAATGACTAAGCATTCAAATCCATTATATCCAGGAATTTATATTTTGGATGTTTACGAAAAACAGTCAGATGGTAATATAGTCATAATCGAATCTTTTGAAGTTTCTTTTAATCGGGATGCAATGGATTTTGCTGGTGATTCTATTTTTATTGAAAATATTCTTGAAAGATATTCTTCGATTCTTCGATGTAAGGTCGGAGAGGCTGGTTATGCTTTGGCCGGAAGAGTATATGATAACGAAATGGGAACCGTTTCTGTTGTTTTGGAATCATCAGATGCAACAATTACAGACAGCAAACAAAATTTTAAAGATTGGGAAACCGCGTCAGAAACCGGAAATGCTAACTACCAAATAGTGGCAAGAGATGCGCGTGGAAACGTAATTTATGGTTGGTTGGGAGCAGCAGATGAAAATTTCGAAACCGTAAATGTTTTTGATTCGAGAGATCTTGATTCTGCTACACAAGCATGGGCGGGAAACGTTGAAGATTTTGATGATGATTCTATTATTACATATGAAATCAAAAAAGTGGACGTGGATATTTCATCTGCATTTGTTTCAAGTATTCCAAGATCATTAAAATTGGGAACAGATGGGTCTCTAATGACTCCTTCTGGAGGTCTCAATACGGAAGAAGCAATTAGTGTTCTTTCTAAGGCATATGCAGGAATTCTTTTTGATCCGCATTGGTCTGATACTGATGACAAACTCGTGGACGAGATTTTTGATGTCGAATTATATGAATTCAATCTTGTTTATGATGGTGGTTATCCAACAGCAGTAAAAAATCAAATTGTGAATTTGGTTCAGACCAGAAGAGACTGCATTGCGATTTTAGATAATGGCGATAATACGAATTTCAATAACGCAATTTCAGAAAGATTGAATAGTCATACATATAATAATTTTTATACTATATTATATGAAGGATATAATAAGATATATGATCCTTTTACTGGTCAGGAAGTTTGGTTTAGTCCTCTATATCACGCGAGCTATTTAATTCCTAGAAATGATCGAGTTGCTGATATTTGGTGGGCACCTGCCGGTTTGAATCGAGCAATCATCGAAGGAATTAGTGATATTCGTTTCAATCCTAAACAGGGACAACGAGATCAATTATATTTGAAACAACTAAACCCTGTCGTGAAATTCAGTGGAATTGGTCATACTATTTGGGGACAACTGATGTCACAAACTCGTCCTACTCCACTACAAGATTTGAATATTGTAAGATTATATCTTATGATTAATAAAGCACTTTCTCAATTCTGTAAATATTATATTTTTGAAATGAACGATGAAATTACTTGGTCGAAGGTTCATAACCAAATTGTTGAGTTCTTAGAAAATGTCAAAACAAAACGCGGTTTGTATTTTTATGATGTCAGTGTATATGCTACGGAATATCAGAAAAAAAGAAAAACCTTTTCTGTTGATGTTACTCTAGAACCAACTCGTACTGTAGAAAAAATTGAATTAAACTTTTCTATTCAGTAATAATTTGTGAAAATAATAT